CTGCACCCGCGGCCGCGGCCATTGCGGCACTCACGACGGACTTGACAAAGATTGCTGTCCAAACAACAGTCAATATCCCCATAATGGGAGGCCCGAACTTTGCGAACAGAGTTCCGAACAGGTCTAACAACGATGGAAGCAAATCACTGATCAGAGCATCTTTAATCGAATCAAATGCTAGCATAAATGCGCCACCAATACCAGTGCCAATAGCATTTGCAGTGTTGTTATCTCCATTTAAGAAGTCACCGAGAGCTTGCGCAAACTGCGTGATATATTTTGCTGCTGTCTTAATGATCTTTGGCGCAAGACCGGCAAGGATCAACAGAGCGTTCTCGATTAGGTTCCCTAACATTGTCGAAAGATTCGTAGCAGATGGCCCGCTGCTGAACCAGTCTTCGAAGGCACCGAAGACTTTGTCGAATAGATTTTCTACAGCTTGTTTCGGATCTGTTTTAAGAAGTTCAAAGAACTCGCCGAATGCTTCTTTGACAACGTCTAAAAACGCACGGACCCTTTTGATGTCGAAGATATTCTTAAGAGTGTCGAACATCCCGGATCCAGGGCCTCTGATAAAGTCTAAGAACATACGCCCTACAGCTTGTCCAGCCTTGTGGAACTCTTTAAGCCACTTACCAACCATCGTAAGTATTTCTCTCATCTCAGGAGATCTATTAAGAACTTTCATAAAACCAGCGATGAAGTTCGACAACGGACCACCTGTTAATTTATCCAGTTTTGCGGCCAATCTATCCATCGAATCAGCTACGTCTTTCATTGCTTCTTCAGGCGTGATCTTCTGTGCTGCTTCATTGGCGGCATCTTCGAAGTCACCAAAACCCATTTCGTCTGTGGACATCGAAAGAGCATTCTTCAATTCGTCGACAGGCATGCCACCCATAGAATCAGATAGCATCTTTAATTCGTGTCTGGAAAGATCAGCAACTGATTTCCCGGTGGCCTCGAATGATTCTCGAAGCATGTCCATTCGTTTCGCCGGATTCTCTTCGTTCATCATGGCCATCGCATCAATGTTCATTCCAAACGCCTCAGCCAACTTTCCTGCGTTTTGAGCAGCTGATTCAAATGTATCAAACGCTGTCATTGTGCCTTTTAATGATTCGATACTCACGCCGAGCTTGGTCGCATAAGTTGCAACCGCGGCTAATTGTTTCGGAGCCAACGAACCAAACGATCCCACATCTTTTGCCATTTTATCAATGTTCTTTCCAATGACCTTAACGTCTACACCAAAAGTTTTGGAAAGATGAGATGAAGCAACCATCGTTTCTGTCAATGCTTCTTGCATTGTCGTACCTGAAGCATTTGCAGCGGAAGCCATTTGCTTGAACGCTTCTCCCGACATATTCATACCTTTGCGCATGAGAAGCATTTCTGAGGTTGCACCATTGATCTGATCTTGCATCGCAACCAGCGAATCTCCAAAGTCCATCGCCATTGCATGCAGCTCTTTTAAGACTTCGTGACTCTGACCTATCGTGCTCCTTAATGATGTACCCGATGCCGCCAGCGCGCTGGTTGCTGTATTTAGGTTCCCCATCAAATCTTTGACGAATTTACCCTGATCGGAATTGATGTCACCGATATCTTTACGAATGGATTCGTTTGCTTGATGCCATGCTTGATTCGCTTGGTTTGCATAGTCAGCAGCGGTAGACATAAGGCCCTGAAAGAAACCACCAATGATTCCGATACCACCTTTAAGAATACCCAATCCAGATGAGAATACTCCGGTGAATAAGTTGAACGCCCCATTCGCAGCTTCGAACGCGTTTGCAACACCAGCAACAGCTGCCGACAACGCTCCCATGACAGCTACAGATTTCCCTACTGTCGCTCCTAGCTTTTTCTGAGTTGTTTCGGCTTCTTTTGCTTTGCCAGCCTGAACTCCTAATGCATCGCCTAATGCGGAGGCTCCACCAGTGTTCTCTTTCATCGCTTCTGTCAGTTCTTTAGTCTGATCAGATGCATTCTTAGCACTGTCTGCAACTTTGTTGTTACCTTCGGTTGCTTGTTGCGCAGCCTGAGCTTGCTGGCCCATAGCACCAGCGAGTTGCGACAAGATCTTGTTTTGTTCTTGCAACAACTTGTTCATCTGTTGGACAATATCCAACTGATCTGGTGTATTCATCCCTTCGCCTGCCACGAACTAACTCCAAATAAAAAAATTCCTAACGAAATTAATTATCCGCTAGGAAAGAAAATCGTAAAGGAAACTACGATTAGAGGGGCCAAGTTTGTCCAGTGATCTTCTTGAACCTTTTAGCAGCCTTATTCTTTTTTGCTACGAGTCTTTCGATTTCTTGTAGACTTACGTCTTTTCGTTGTAGATTTTCGTACAACTTTTTGCTTGCGTTTAGTACGTTTCGGAACGCTGTCATCTCCGTCAGTTTTCCTTTGATCTTCACTGACTTCTGATTGCCCGTGATGTATCGTATCGATTCGATTATCAGTCTCTGTTTCTTCATCGTTATAGTACTCCTTTGCCCACTGTCTGTAATTATGTTCGATCTTTACGATCTTACCTTTCTTGGCAGCTTTTTCTTCCCAGTAGGCATTGGGCGCCATCACCGTACGATTGCCCCAAAGATCTGTGAAAACCTCGACTGCATTCTCTTTTTCTAGTATTCTTGTGATCTCACAGAACACAGGTGTGTTCTGGACTGTTAGAAGAGCGTATATACAATCTCCTACGTTGGCTTCGTTTATGTCAATCACTTCCAAATAACCCATCCCAATCAAAATCAAAGTCTCTCGCTCTTTCCGTGCACTTCTCGATGACTTTTTCAATTAAAACAGGAGTAGACCCTGCTCGAATCATCTTCAAGACCTCCGGAAAACACCCCGCTTGGAACGCTCTGTCTAAAAAATCTAAAATCTGTGATTCGCTCATGATCTAACTCCTACGTAAATCTTCTTAAGTTCGCCGGCACCATGCTTCTATATCTTCCCATCATAGCTCTCGCATCAGGAGTGTTCTGATGCGCAGCTCTTGTGGGTTGCGCATTACCTTGAGCATCTTGTGTACGTTTAATTTCGTCATTCATTCTTTGAATAAACCATCGACGTTGCCATATTGGTATGTTATAGCATTCTACGTACGTGAAACCCATGTAATACATCATCAAGAAGATCTGGTCCAAGAAGATGTTTTTATCAGTCGGCGTCAGGCCAAAAAAATGACGCCCCAAGTGGCATGGAGACCTCCGACTCCTCACCGCAATGAGGGCAGCGGATGTCTTGTTTCATTTCGATGCCGGGTTCGTTAGCATCCATAGACTTACGAAGAGCCAAAGAATAACGAGTAGGCATCTTCTGAACAAACATCTGAATCTTTGTCCTGTCAGTAATATCGTTCACTGCGACGATCTGTTGTCTATAACGAGTTGTGATCAAGTTGTCAGCTTGGAAACCTTGCTTTTTCTTTCTTTCGTTGATTGCAGTGATCTCAGCTTCGTCATGACCGTTCATGTGACGGTATCTGATGACCAAGTCAGGATCAGTTTCTCTCACCTTGGGCATTTTCGCTTCAAACACATTCGATCCAGTCGCGATCGGTTGCTTTGCGAGGCCTTTGATAGGCAATTCAGCGAGGTCAAATCCTTGTTTGGATCTTTCACCACAAGAAGGGCATCCAACTTCGATGTTATAATCGGCACCATAACCTGTAATTCGAAGTGCAACCATGACAGCATTACGATCACCGAGAATCATATCGTTAGGATCGATTCTTTTGTCAATCAAACAAGAACGAATCAACTCTGTGATAACAGTTCCTTTTTTAATCAACGCTTTTGACGTCAAAATATCTTCTTCTCTTGCAGTCATCGCACGAATCTGTACGGTTTCTTGCAAATGAAGAGGATGCTCAGGGGGATATACCGTTCCTTTCGATGGAAGCGGGATATTTTCAACAGGAATTTCTAAACCGAACTCATCTCGAAGTACATCACCTCGTTCACCAGTCCATCCTTGTGCCATTGAACCTTCAGGAGTTTCTCCTCCGGTCAATACGTCGTTGTTTTTACGTTTGCTCATATTGTCTCCATAACAAAACTATTTTTTTAACTAAACTTAACTATATATTATCGTGTGTGTCGGCTTTGTACAATATTATCCAAAACACCCTGAATCGAGTACCGCTTGAAAATCTGCTGTGGTCCAACCTGCGTATTGGGCGCCTAATTCTGGGCCAATGCCACCCATCTCTTCAGGGTCAGTTGGATGACATTCACCCATTGCCCATCTTTCGAAGTCATCTTTAGGGCCTTGCATGAAACGTGCAGCCATTGGCCCGAATTGTGCGGCTTGTGCTTCGTATTTTGCGATGATGTCTTCTACGGTCTTGGGACCCATACTCTCAACAAGAACACTTCTAATCATTTTTCGTAATTTACTTTCTCTTATTTGCATATCTTCGCTCCTTTACGTAATATATGAACAGTCAGGGTTAATTATACCCGATCTAAATAAATGAAACGCAGAATCCCGAAAGATTCTGCGCCTTTTGCGAACAAATTGCCTTTGTATTAATATTGCAAGACGCAGTTGTCGAAACGAAGAGTGAGTGAGATCTCCATTGGAGCACCATCTTCGTAGGATACATCACCAAATCCAGCGTTCGTTAAGAAAGCGCCTTTGATGTCCCACAATTCGATAACTGTACCCACAGGATCGACTAGTTTCAATTGGCAATCACGCTTGTAGAAGTCAGCGTAACCTGCACGACCTGATACAGACTCAAAGTGAGTACGTACCCATTCCATCACCTGTTGTGCACCAGAAGGTGCGATAGGGTCGTGGAGTGTCACTGCAAGAGTTTCGAAAGAAGCAAGACCCGCAACATAACGCTTAGAGTTCATGTATGAGATAGTCTGTTCTTCAATCGAGATACTCGGGCGAGCAGCTGTCTTGATTAAGAAAGAGTCGATTCCCTCAAGCGCAAAGATCCAACGATTTTTACGTTTTGGTTCAAACTTGTTTGGCAACATGTCCTGTACTGATAAAGTTTCTGCCATTTTAATTCTCCTGAAAAATTGTATTCATTTAATAACTATAGTTTATTTAGATTTCCGCACCAGCATTTGTCACGACGAAGTCGAGAGAGATGAACTCAATAGAGCGAGTCGGCTGGAGGAAGATCTTACCACGGATCGTATTGTTTTCCACATCTTGCTGAGTCGTGGTTGTTGTATCGATGACAACTTTGTATCGATCCAGACCCTGCTGTTGTTGGATACGTCCAAGAATGGGATTAACTAACGCACTGAATCTTGCAAGTGTAGATTCGCGATTGGGTTCGAAAAGAACTTGGTTTGCAACCTTTCGAACTTTACGACGAACATCGATCAGCAATCTTCTTACGTTCACTCGATCCAAAGCAGACTGAGCTTGAAGCATAGTTTTTTGTCCGAAGACAATCACGCTAGAACCAGTTTGTGGGAAAGAAGTAATTGGGTTGATGTCTGAATCGTATAGAACGTCCATATTAGATCTGTTAAGTTTAACTGCTGTTTCAATCGTAGAAGCCAAAGCACCGCGAGCAAAACCAGCAGGAGCGTACCAAGGATGCGCAACAGAGTCATTCAATGACAATGCTCCAAGTACAGCAACTGAAGGAGGTGCAACAACGTTATTTGAACCATCCGCGATTACAAGATCAGGGAAGTAAGTCGCTGCGAACGAAGTATCCAAGTTTCTGTTAGAAAGATTTTGTGCAGTGTTCGTAACACTTGTTTCTTGCGCTCTTGTAAGAACTAGTTTGTCGTCATGATCGTATGCAGGCATATCCATGATGTACAACGCGTCGAAACGATCTTCGGTCTTGTCGATCGCATAGTCAGTGATTCCTGCAGATCTCATGCCGGGAGTAGCGAGCAACTGGATGTCTACATCAGATTTTTCTGAAAGAATATCAAGTGCTTTTCTAAACGCAGCCGTCGTAGAACCGTCAGGACCGCCGTAGTAAGCAGAGCCCGTAGTATCCATCTCACGGAATGCTGCCATCGTACTCATCGAAGCCTTGTCGGCGTCAAGGATGTCTAAACCGTCCCAACCACCTTGCATCGGTACAGAGAACTTAAAGAACTTCTTAGAAGCAGAAGAACCAAAGTCTTTAGCAACGTCAAGATAACGATAACCGCTAGATTTGTTATTCCCGTCAGCATCTTGGAAATAGCTTCCGGAACTGTCCCATGTTTCGCCACTAGCGTTTCCGTCTCGGATGTACACAGCTTCGTGCCATTGCGTAGGATCTACCGCATTACTCGTGTTCCCACCAACGCACCTGATCCAAAGCTTTTCAAGAGAGAATGCATTGTCGTTGTATTCGTCTGCATCGAGGGAAGCATTTCCTGTAGAATCTGATGCTCCTTTGTTGTCTCCAACCCACGCTGCTTGCGCTGCAAAGTTTGGATACCACTTAGTGAGATTATCAACGAGTGAAACGATACCAGAATCTCTATTCTTTTCAGCAGCGTTTGACACCATCTGATTTTGCATACCCCAGTAGAATCTAGAATCAACAACTTTTGTAGCACCTGATCCGACAGATACGCTTTCTCTGAAAGGTAGTGGAGGTTCAACCAAGTTCTGATAAGAATCACCCATGTCCGACAGTGCTTGACCGTCAAGTACGAGGTGGTTCTTGCCTTGGAAACCAAGAGGCAATGCAGTTGCTTCCATCTGTCCAGCTTCGACTTGGTCGTTCACTTCAACTCGAACGTATTGTGAATTGTTTGGATACAATCCTTCTGTGACGAGCTTTTGTTTACCGATGTCTTTTTCAAACTCGAAGAAAGTATTCTGATCTCCGATGACTCTTGCGATGTAACGATCAGATGAAGGATTCAAGTTCACTGCTGAGAACTGTTGCAAGATCTGTGGATCCAAGTCAGTGTCGTTTGCAGATCTGATCTGTACGTCAAAAGAACCATAGTCACTTGAAAGATCTGTAGACTTTGTAATGTTTGCGATGGAAACTTTCACTTGGCCGTGTCCTACGCTACCAGCATCTAACATGTGGAACTTGAAAAGCTTCTTAGCAGATTCACCAAGAGTCTGTGACATGATCCAAGGAGTTGCAGCATGTTCGAATCGTTGACGCCAATCCTCGAACGTAGGAGTCCAAGCATCCGCAGTACTATGAACTGTTCCAGAATAATCTGTCACTTCGTTTGCACCGGGTCTCAAGATTGCTGAAGCATTACCGTTGTCAACCGATGCAAGAACATCAGGGACATCGTAGTGTGCATACAGATAGTGACCTTTCTCTTGAATCTTTGTAGGATCAGTATTGAATACTTTTGACAAGTAGATCGGAGAAGTAGTTTCGAAAGAAGCGGTAAGAATCTTTTCGTAAGAATCATTGGAGAAACCGTTCAATGCGATGACAAAATCACCACTGGCACTAACGCGCCCTAATCCACTTGAATTACCAATGTCTTTATTTGTTCCGTATTCACCGAATGCACCATCTGGCAGATTAGCCTCTATTAAATCTACATTGTTATCTTCGATTCCGGGAATGACTCCGGATGGGAACATCAATACACCACGAAGGATTCGTTTGGAAGTGGCCTGACCTAGGTAGTCATTAGCTGGCGATTGACCCGCAGTGTGATTCGCACCTAAGAAGTACACTCGGCCAGCAGGAGAACTTGGGCTGTTTTCTGAGATAGTAAGTGTTGGAACACTTTCTGCAGAAGAGGTGCCGAGTGCAAAAGCGATCTCGACAGATGTTCCTTGATCAGTAAATGTCAGATCACCCGCTGCAGCCGATGGGTTTGGCAAAAATGCTTGAAGCAATAGATCACCATCCGCATTTGTAGTATTTTGAGTTTGCAACGCGGCGTACGCCAACCCAAGCGCAGCATGAATAGCAGCACTTGTAGCTGCTCCAGCAGCAACAGCGTCAGTATCGACAGCTGAATAAAAACTAGTTGCTGTATCTGCAGTTGCAACGCCTCCTGCGTTTAATTCGACAACAATCTCGGCAGTACCGTCGGCACCTACGAGAGTGATTGAAGAATCTGCAGGAACACTGATGTTTGCGTCTACTGTAAAGCTTAATTCCAAACCAGTTCCATCAGGTGTATTCAATGCATAAGCAACCGCAGGAGTCACAGCAGAGAATGTCACATCTGCTGCAGCAGCGCCAGAAGCGTCTTGTGCAACGAGAATAGATGGGTTATTCGCTAGATCTGTTGAATTAAGAGAACCAGCACCGCCTAAGTAAGCTGCACCCGGATTATTCGCAAGATCTGTTGTTGCAATAGACCAGTCAATTGTAATATCAGCCCCAGCAACAAGGTAAGGAACAACGCCGTTTCCGGATGTATCCCAATCTTCTGCAGCGCCTGAAGGATATAACGTATCTAATTCACCCTCAAGAAGTAACGCAATGTCTGCACCAGTTGTTAATCCTGTCGCATCCAATCGAACCAATGTTGCACCAGCAAAGTTGGTATTAATATTGAAGATTTCAAAACCACCGTCTGTGATCGCTGTTCCATCATCTGTTCTTGTCCCATATTGTGCATCCATAAAGTACACATAAGATGCAGCTCCGTGAATGTCTTCGTATGCGATAGTTAGACCATCGTATCCAGCACCATTGTCAGCGATAGATACTGTGAAGATCTCTTGTTGTCCAGCTTCGGTGGGAACAGCAACTACGTTGTCTGTGTCTGTTGCAACAACCCCAAGTGCATTATCAACACTTCCTCCAGCGTGTGGATTAGCTACAGGTATATCAGCAGAACCATCTGTCTCTAACGAGGTCTTGCCGATTCTGTCTTTGTCTCTCATGTCTTGCCCGACGATGAATCCAGCGTTTGTCACCGATCCGTCGGAATTACTTTTCTTTCCGTCTCCGACACCTAGGACACGAAGATACAAACCACTTCGTGCGTTGCGCATCCATTCATTGACCGCCATCGCACCGAAGTGCTTTCCTTCGGAAGCACCGAAGAGATTCGCAAAGTCATTAGCTGTTGCGAAGGTGACGGGAACAAATGCAGGTCCTTTTTGTGCGGTACCAACGATCCCTGCTGGAATCCCTTGTGGACGTACACGCCCAGGTGCCGAGAGATCTAATTCTCTCGTGGTGACACCGGGACTTCGTAAAACTCTTTCTGCCATTTTTTAGCTCCTAATAATTGTTTGATTCGTTATTGATAAGTATCTTACTCGAAAGAAACTCCAGCATTTGTTACGATGAAGTCAATCGCAATAAATTCGATGGTTCTTGTCGGGATTAACACGATCTTACCGTTTAATCTGTTTTCCTCTGCGTCAGCAGGCGTGTTATTTGAATCATCGCAGATAACTCTGAATTTTTCAATACCCGCCTGAGCTTGGATCAATGCCAATCGTGGTTGAACCAAGTTCACAAATCGTGCACGAGTTTGAGGTGTATTCTGTTCGAATAGAACCACGTTTGCGACTTCTACAACTTGTCGCTTCACTTCCAGAAGCAGTCTTCGTACATTTACACGATCCAAAGAGCTCTGGTTGATTTGCATGGTTTTCTGTCCGAAGATTACGAAACCGCCATCAGGGAAGTTTGCAATCGGGTTGATTCTTCTTTCATATAGATCATCTCTGTCTCCTACAGACAATCTTGTTCTTACGTTCTCTACGAAGTCGAGAGCGCCTCTATTGAATCCAGCAGGTGCAAACCAAGGATAACTTACGTTATCGTTATATGCCAACGCACCAAGTGCAGGAATAGACGCAGGAACAAGTACTCTTCGGTTATTGACAGGATCTGTGATGTATACATCTGGGAAGTAAGAAGCAACGTAGTTATTATCGATCGCTCTTGCTTCAAGGTCATTTGCAGTGTATTCAACATCTGGTCTAGAACCTGTGTCGAAGATTCTGTTATCATCGCCGTTCTTGTTAGGAATGTCCATCACATACATTGCCATTGAGTAATCTCTTACCTTTCCAGCAGCATAGTCTGCAACGTATGGATCACGAATTCCCGGGATTGCCAAGATGTTCGTGCGAACCGTCATTGGATCTGTCATTTGGTTGATTGCTTGTCTATAAGAGGCAATTACGTTGTTGTCTTTACCCTTACCCATCATTGAACCATCGTCGGTACCTTCAAGTCCGAGGCCGCCGGATATTGTATCAGCTGCTTTTCCACCCGATTCTGTAGATGCCGCTTTGTCATTCAAGTCTTCGATGTCTTCGTCAAGAATATTAAGTCCGTCCCATCCGCCGTAGAAGATGTTGGTGAACTTCGCAAACTTTGCAAACTTATTGAAGTTATTCGCAGTGGCATCATGAACCAACGAAGCGAAAGTGACTCGATTAAGAGTTGGTGTGGCGTAAGTGTCAACGATTTCGTAAGTAGCAGCATCTGGAGCACCGTTACGTACGTAGCATGCTTCTCTCATTTCATCAGAAGCAGATCCGACAGATGCGATAGAGCTTTGAGCCAAAGCAACACGAGCAAGAGTGAATTTGTTCTCGTTGAAGGTGTCAGCGTTATCTACGAAAAGACCTGAAGCAGTCGTTCCACCAGCAAGACCCATCAATTTAGTGTATGCTCTTGCAAGCTTTGATTGTCGACCTGAAAGGTTTGACTGAAGGATAGAATCACTTCCTGCGATGTCTGCAGATTCGATGCGAGAGAGTTTAACTCCAAAGTATATTCTAGAGTCGGCTCTTTCGTTATTTCCTGCTTCACCTTGTCTGGATAGGTCAGAACTTTTCACTTTACCTTTTGTCGCCTTGAACGTGAAAGGAAGAGGAGGAATAATAGATGCATCTGCAACAGTGTGTGCACTATTAAGAAGCCCTGCAGTTTTAAGAACTGGTATACCACGGAAACCAAATGGAAGTGCGTTTGCTGGTACCTGATCTGTATATACAGCATCATTCATCACGATACGGATGTTCAGAGATTGATTAGGGTATCTACCAGAGATTACTAATCTTCTTTCTTCTGCAAGTTCCGCGTCGAAGTCGAATACAACTTTCTTATCACCAATTTTTCTTGCAACAAAGTTTTCACTCTTAGGATCCAATGAAACTCCTACGAATCTTTCTAGAACTTGAGGATTAAAATCAGAATCACCGAATCTTCTTACGAGCACATCGAATGTTCCGTAAGGGTAGTTAGGATCAGTACTTTTCTTAATATTTGCGATAGAAACTTTGAATGATTCGTTTGCAACATGTCCATCAGACAAGCATTCGAAGTGGAACAGGTCATATTCTACTTTACCGAACGGCTGTGAGATAAACGAAGTGGTACGAGGTGATTGGTATCTTGCATTGAAAAGACCATACTGTTCTTGTACAGACGTAATACCTTGTGCTTGCGCAGTTTCGTATTGAGCGTCACTACCAGTTAGCACCGTGCTGTCTCCTTCAGAGATCTCAATATCTGCTGAATCTTTGACGACAGCAAGTTCTTTTTCAATAGAGAAGTCTAACCAAAGCAAATGCCCTTCAGATTGGAATTTCTTTGGATCAGTGTTCAGAATCTTCCCAATGTATTTTGTGTTGTCAGGATCCAACGATACAAGCATGGTTCTAGAAGATGATCCCTCAAGAGTAAGCCAGAATTGTCCTCCATCCTCATTGGATGTTGCAGCTTGGCCCGTTGCAGCCGCAGCTGAGTCACCGATGGTGATATGATGATCTTTTGCGTTGATGATCATCGCTCTAATCAATTTCGCATCGTTGTCAGCAAAGCTGTTCAACGAATCTTTAAGCCCGGTGAAAGACCCGTTATCTGTGAATACGGGATAACCGATGTCAGATTCTGCAGTGATTTGATGTGTTGCTGCAATGAACTGTACCGATCCATCCAAAGATCCAACGACAGGAGGAACTGCCTTGAACCCTGCGTTCTTTGCGAAGCCATGAGCTTTAGTGTTTGAAAAGTCCGTTGATGTCGCATTGGCACCAGCACCAAGAACTCTCATGAAAGTCACAGATTGTCTGTGCTTTAGCCATTCTCTTACCGCGTATGGTGCGAATTTTTCTGGTGTTAGAGTTCCGAATCTATTTTCGAAATCCTTAAACGTGCCTAACGTTAAAGGGACGAAGGCCGGCCCCATTTGCGCAGCGCCGATGATGCCCGCTGGTACTCCCGTTGGTTGTTGCTTTTCCGCAGTCAACTCGATCTCTTGCTCGAAGAAGCCGGGTGATTTGAAAGTATTTTCAGCCATTATAGGTCTCCTTGTTTATAATTCTGATGATAATTATGTAGTTGTTAGTCCAAAGTTTCAATTAATATGTATACAGTCTCGCCCTTCGAAAGGTTTTTCGCTTTGACCGTAGCTTTAGAAGGTTCTCCCGTGAATGGGTCCGTGAGCTCAACACTTTGTTCTCTCTTCGGAAGATTCGTGGGATTTGCCGCTAATGTTTTCAATGATTCCTTGGTACCGTCTCGTATTTCTCCCCCGATGTTGACAGATAAATCCTCGCCTTGTGAATCCACGAATCCGATCGCTTTTCCAGGAAGTGGTTGTCTCTCTGTAAGAAAATCATCAAAGACGTAATCTTCGGGATTTCCTGAGGGGATTTTAGAACTTGAAACGAACGTAGGTTTCTCTACCTTTGTCTCGAACTCAACTTTGGGTGCGCTTACGTATCTTCTAAAAGGTTTCGGTGCACCCGGGTACTGAGGATTGATGATATATCCTGTCACTTCCATCGTAATAGAAGTCTTTATTACTCTTTCATCGTCTAGATAACTGTCGAAGTTATTAGCGTCACTCAAACCAGACTCCATCGTTGCCACAAACCAATATCCTTTGTCAGTTTCAATTTTGAAGCTCCTAGCTGTTTGGTTGTTATACGATGTGATCACTGCTTCGAGGATGTTATTCATCTGTTGTAAGTATTGTGCCCAAAACGTGATTTCATAAGTAGCTTTGAAAAACCGGGGATTAGGCATGGAGATCACTTCGTACACATTGAGGTTCTTAAGACTTAAGTCCGTGTCACCCGTGCGAGCTACTCCTTGAGTATTGTCTTGATTTCGCAAGCCATTGATATTGTACAGTCTTTTGAACAATCTGTCTTCTGGCGCCAATCTTTTCTTTAGCGTTACCTGGCCCGTTCCTGTCGAGATAGCCTTGTATTCAGTAGACTGATCTACTCCGTTACGTAGGATTGATACTAACGGAAGAATAAGTGCACCTTGTCTATCTCGCAAGGGTTCTTTTCTTCTCAAGATCATTGCTCTTTCGCCACCAGCGAAGATACAAGGGATTCTTTTCATATCTCCATCTTGGATGTAGTACAATGGAAGGTCTTCGTTGAAGAGTTTGAATAATGCTCGGTCGACATCTTCGATGCCACACGAAGGTAATTCGAAATCGTCTGGAATGTCGACGCCTTCGAGCCCTGTCTGTACACCACCTGTCGTAAGATACGGTTTTACTTTCCATCGAGTGCTCATGTGTCATCTCCATAGAAAGACGAAGAGATCGAATCTTTCTTCACCTGTTGTTTTACGTGGGTTGTGTTATCGACCTTCCCTTGGTCGACCAATTCACGAGAATCACCCTTAGACGCATCTCCTCGCTGTTGCTCAAACTCTTGCTTGACAGCATCCGAATCTGTATACAGTTCTTCGGTAGGCCCGTGAGGCTTCGTAAAGATTTGTCCTTTTCTTGCTTGTTTCGCTTTGATAACAAATCCACAAATATGTTCAACTTGGCCGAAGATGGTTTTATCGTATACGATAGAAGTAATCTCAAAGAAGTTATCTCCATATTGGAAGAAATCGCCCTCTTCTAGTTTAATGCCTCTGTCGATCATATCACGATAGTGTATATACACTTCTGTCTGATAGATACCCTCGTGACCAAATCGGTCTGTACGAACTTCTTTTGGATTCCATTGCACTCTCGCATCGACTTCAACGGGAGGGTCAAAGATCTTTTCAGGGGCTTCTTCGTATACATCATGAACTTGTGACACATCTTCTCTAACTTTGTAATAATAAATGACATCGCCAATCACGTCTTTCGTGATTTCTTTTACGATATCTGAGATAAAGTCAATTTCTCTCGGGGTAATAAATAATCGTGACACTTAGTTTCTCCTATCCGATGGTGATACACTTTCCTAACGGAATTGGAACAGCCTTCAGGATAGTTTGCATGTTGCCCACTTCTGCGGCTTGACCCTCGAGTAGTTTATCGTAGGTCAACGAATCTAACATTTCTTTTAATGACGTAATAAGTTTCTCTTTTTCGCCTTGTGCCTGCGACAAGAGATCGCTCCCATTCAGTTGTAAATCTCCATTCGGGATAGGAACCGAGCTAAATTTTGAACGCACTAGACCGAGCACTTCCTTCGAAAGAGCGAAAGTGAACTGTCGTATCCATTGTCTTCCCATAGAGTTAATCATTTGATACTTGATGTTATCAAAGGGCAAGTTATGCATGCCCGAAACACCATCGATCGATGCGTCATCTATATCTGGCGCAAGGCCATCTGTCGCTTTCCCAAATCTGATAATCAACTTCTTCTCACCATTGACTGTCGGCCGAGGGAAAATACGAATTTTTGTCCCGATGAGTTCGTATGAATAGTTAGATCTTCTCACTCGATTGGATATATCCATCTGCTGTGCACGAAGAAGATCTTCAAATACGGGTAGAACGTAAAATACGGTTTCTGGAGTGAATGATTCGAAGGCAAACTCGTTATTCAAGTAGTTGATCGCTGAAGTAGTATCAAAGAAACGATATGCGGCTTGTGGTGAGAAATGCATCACCTCGAAGATACGAAGTTTCTGTCTTGGAAATGCTTGTGTCGCCAATTTCTCTGTATCGTCTGTAGGATCAACAAACATGAGTGATTCGTAAAGATCGTAATCTTGAACACCGTCTTGCAGATCGATCGATCCAGAGTAGATATTATAGGCACCACCGACGGCAGCATGCGATGCATACGGTTCTGCTTTTCTCATTAAGTATTCCAACGTCTCTCTCGGAAACTTGTTCTCACCGCCTCTTGGGCCTCCATCAATCGTATCGTTACTTCCTTCAACATATGACTGGTCATCCGAAGAAGTTCCCAAGTCATTGCCTAGCAGATTCCCTAATTGAGATTTTGCTTGGTATTCGTTAACGATCTTGCCGTATTCTAACACAGCTTCTTCAAAAGACATCCAAACTTGTCTATTTGTCAATTCGACAGACAGTATGTCATCACCTAACTTTCTCTTAACAAACGTGACCATCGAATTAGCATCAATGATAAAGTCTTTTTCAGAATCAAAGATACCAAACGGGGTCGGACTCGTAGTATTTTGAAACGATGCCATCGCTTGTTCTCCTATTATGGGTTCAGTCTATAACTATTGTATAAATCTCTCGTCATTCCTTCGGTCATTAAATATGACACGGGAGATTGGCCGCTATCGCAGACGCAATCTCCCGGTTTGATACGAAAAGAATTATTTTGTATTTTTTTCGGTATCGATATAAATCGTAAACTACGAATTACTTACGTAGCACCACGATGGAATTACGATTTAGCATTTTTTCTTGCACGAGCAGGTGATCTTCCAGATCTTCTTTCTGAAACATAACGGAAAAGCTCTTCCCAATCGAGAGACCCGTCGCCATTTGTGTCTGCTTTTTCTTTCCAAGACTTAGCTTTTTCTTTGAGTTCATTTACTTCAGAACTCAGCTTCAATTTCGCTTCATCTAGTTCATTTTTAAGTTTAGAAGCAGCTTCGATTCCGTCGAGCAATCCTTTCAATTTCTTCTCGAGATCAGCAACCTTACTGTCTAAGTCTGCGATCTTAGAGTCGCATTTTGCGCAGCAATCTTCTGACGTTGCAGCTGCTGGAGTTTCAACTGTTTCAGCAGTAGCTTTCGCTGATTTCGCTTTGGACGTAGATTTTTTGAATGCCATAACATTTCTCCTTTTATGGTTAATTGTCTTACGTATCTAATTATAGCCTTGCACGTGTTTTTGTAAAGAAAACCGCCAATCCCACGAGGAGAGAGGCGGCTATTAATATCTGAATAATACAGAAGATATTAGGTTACAGTACCAGCTGAAAGACCAAGATACCATTGCGATCCGTTCCAGATCAACCATTCGGTATCACCTGCGGCCAACGATAGATTCGTTCCTGTGCTAGCACCATCTTGGAAGTTACCTGTCAGGATAACTGCACCTGTGGATGCCGCCTGTTGAATAAATTTCTCTTGGCCTACATCGCTTCCATCGGCAAAAGAAAGTTCTAAAGCTGCATCTGCATTATCTGATTCGAGAGTGACAACACTCAAGCCTGCACCATGAATCTGATTAGCTGTAGGCCGAGGTTTGTTGTTTCCACGATCTTGATTGATATATCCAGCAACTCTAGAAAGAGCTCCTTGAGAAGATACAGACATTGTAATCAAATCATCTGCGGGTGTTTGATCTTCAATAGTATCTTTGGACGGGTCACCCAGAAAACCTGGATTCAAAGAATACACGACAACCGTGTCTCCTGATACGACTGCATTGAAAGTTGCAACGCCATCGATGGCATCTTTGATGTCAGTGATCAGTGCAGCTTTGTTATCAGTGTCAGCGAAACTAATTGCTACTTCTGTCGTCAAAGTCGATGCTGGGATATTTCCAGTTCCTGCTTCAGCGCATTCAAAAAAGAATGTGTGAGAAGTTCCTGCTGCATCGATCAAAACGAAGGTTTCATTTTGGTACGTTGTAGTTTGCGCTTCTTCTGCAGCTGCAGCAAGATTTGTACAATCGATTGTGTACTTGATTTGTTTTAATTCGACCGCTTGGGTCCCGAGGATAATAGGAGCATCTGAAATAGAGAAACCTGAACCGGTATCTGTACTTTCATAAAGTCCCTTAGCCGCGGTATAAATTGCTTTTGGCATAAGTTATTCTCCTATTAATGATTAAGCTGATACTCGAATCCAAGCAGATCCATTCCAAAGAAGTACAACAACTTCGCCTGCACCAGATCCGACAACGTCATTACCACTGGCAACAGTGATTGTATCTGTGTCTCCGAAAATACAAGTTACTTTTTGTCCTGCAGTATCGCCATCAGCAAGCGTGAAAGAACCAGCAGCAGTAAGAACGTTAACGCCGTAAGCGTTGATCGCTCCTGTTGTAATTGTTTCACTTCCTTCTGTGATGGACACATCGTTGATAACGAATCCGGATCCGGATGATTGTTCAATGCCTTTTGAGGCACTATAAGTAAATTTTGGCATAATTTTTCTCCATTATTGTTTGAGATTACTTGTTCGCAAGATTCCGATGCGGTGGCGAGGTCACCTATATGCTATGCACCGGGCCTAACACTAACTATATCGGAACTATGATACTATACTCACCAAGATACGATTGTTCAAACAAAAAAGAAAGGTATTCTCCCGATGAAAACCGAGGGAATACCCGAATAAGATAGATTATCTCGAAATTATGAAAGGGCTGCTAATTCTGATTTGAATAGGGCCAACGCTGCAGCGTAGAGTTCTTTGGTTTTATCTTCTCTTTCTTCTTCCGGAAGCTCATCTACGATTTTCTTAAAAGATGAATATCCCTTAATCGTATTCGTGATGTTCTTCTGGATGTCGCCAAGATCGGATTTCATTTCATCTCGGAATGCTTCCATTGCATTTTCATCAGCATCGATCTTTTCGCCTAGGTCATTCCAAGCCGTTACTGTCGCATCTTTAATCTTGGTAGCTTGTTCCATACCTTTCGAAAACATACCGCCGATTTGCTTGAGGAACTTTCCAAGACCTTCTTCTAGAACTTGGTCACATGCGTAATTTCTGCGAGCTTCTGCAAGAATAGCTTTTCTCTTCTTAGCCTCAACAATGCGTCGTTGCTTGGCAGTAAGCTTACGAGTTCTTTTACGAGCTGGCTTCTTAGTCCCATAAACAATTGCGTGTTCTTCTGCAATAATTCTCTTCAGTTGTCTCTTTGTAATTTTCATTGTATTCTCCTATGAAAAAGGGCGGCGGTCAAAGACACGCCGCCCACATATCCAGTATGGACATTCACCTAGATTAGATGATGTTCATGTCCAAACAAGTTACAGTACCGTAGAAGTCAGAACGAACCATCTTCTTACCGTAACGAGTCATCACACCCTTACGAGGAGTGAAGTCCTCAGGAGCGAAGATTGTTGGAGTAACAATAAGAGGTACGTATGGAGCATACACATAACCGGTTTCAAGGTAAGAACCACCTTTGTATCCGATCAACACTTTGTTGCGTGGGAAGTAAGGATCTTTGTAAACAGTGAATCTGTTAGAAAGATTACCGATCTTCTCAGCACCGATAGAGAGAGCAGAAGCTTGTCCCTGTCCGTCGATAGAGTATGAAGGCTTGTACATTACGCTTGATTCGAAGATTGTAGCAACATCTGGACCGATAACGATGAAGTTCGCAGAACCACGAAGAGTTTTTCTGTGAATGATGTTAGCAGCGTCGATGATGGTTTCTACAAGAGTTTCGTACCAATCTCTTACTGTACCAGTGAACTGAGGTCCAGGACGAAGAGAAGTGTTACGTGGAATCTCAACACCAGTCAACTTGTTTACAAACTTACCAGGAGCACGTGACCAGAACAAGTTAGCACCGTTAGCTTGAGTGAGGAGGTCGTTAAGAACTTCACGATCCAATTCAAGAGCAATTTGCTCAGAAAGGATTTGAGTCAATTCAACTTCCGCATCCAACGAGTGGTACGCGTTCAAGTCTTGAGCAAGCTCTGGAGACCACTTAGCTTTCAACTTACGAGATACAGCTGTAACTGCCAAAGATTCGATCTTGATGTCGATTTCTGGAATAACAGGTGTTTGCGTTGGTGAAGAACTGTCTACCAAAGTGGATTCGAATGAAGGAATAGTCAAAGCTGAACCGTCATTGTCGTCGATGTCCAAAGTAGAAGAAACAGGAGCACTCAAGTTGATTGCTGAATCTGCAGCAGGCGTTGCTGTTGAGTCTGAAACCAACACTGGGAAACAGATGTACTTACCGCCGATTGGATTCACAGTGATTTTCCCACCTGTAACAGCTCCAGCAATGTCAACTCTTTTGGTGTGACGTCGAAGGTTTTGAATGCCTTTTCCTGATTGGAAACCAGCAGCTGAACAATCAACAAGACCAAGACTAGTATCTTCATAAAGAACAAAGTCTTGCAACATTGTCAAGTCAAATTTAGCAGCGAAATTATCGCCATCCATGTTTGCTACAGGGGAAAGGATGAAAAGCAAACTTGAGCCAGAGTTGTCAGCAAGATACTGAGCAACAGCAGAGTCAAAGTCAACCAATCGACCAACAGCGCCAGTCAAAGAAGTAGCACCACCTAGTTCAACTGTTGTACCATTAAGGCCAACAACGTCCCATGCACCAGTAGAAGCATTCACAGCACCGATTGCCATGTCCTTATCGGCACTCACTGCTGGAAGAGCTGCTTTCACTTCGTTGGCTTGTTCGTCATGACGACGAGAATAACCAGAACCGAGAAGATCGTAGTGACCACCAGTTGCCAAAGAACCAGATTGGATTCCTTTACCAGTAGGGTTGTTGTAGATAGATTGGCCTGCATCGTAAGTAGAAGCTGTACTACCGTTGCTTGTACCGTTGTCAGCGCCACCTTGATCTGTACCATAGGTGTAATCTAAGTAGAACAGAAGACCAGAAGGAAGAGACATTGGTTGGATAGAAACCAATTCGTTAGCAACCAATCCACCGAATACACGACGTACAATTGGGAATGCTACATTTTGGAAACCACGAATGTCACCAGCTGCGCCGGGAGATCCAAGAGTATTTGTTTCGCGAAGCAATTGTGCAGCTTGGTTTTCAAGCATAACAGCCATGTTTTCGCGGTTGTAGCCCTGAAGGCCACGAAGAAGACCAGTTCGGTTCCACTTTTCAGTCAATCGTTGGTGTTGTGCACCCATGTGACGCTGGCGGATACCTTCGGTCAAAGTTTTCATAGTAAATGACATTGTCATTCTCCTTTATATTTGATTTGAAGTTATTTTTTGATACCAGCAAGAACTGCCCAACGATCCAACTCAACACCATTGTTGCGAGGCGCCTGTCCCGACTGGAGTGATCTGTTAGAATAAGAAGTTCTTGATTCATTGAGAGTAGCTTTCGCTTTCTTTGATTCGTTCAACTTGCGGTTGTTCAAAGATTCATTCAATGAGGTGAAAAGCAACTTGGCTTCGCGTTGTGTCTTGGCATTGTCCATCGCCTCGATAATAGCACGCTGCTGCTTGTTGTTTAGTGAATGCGACTGAAGTAATTTAGTAACCATCAGCAATTTCGCATTGAATAGATTTGATTCTTTAAGTTCTGCTTTGGCAGCCTTAGCTACACGAGCATTCTTACGAGCAACTCTTTTTGTCTCGTTAAGAGCACGCTTGGTGCGTCTGTGCGCACGAGCTTCCATAACAGCTCCTTTCTTGATAGAACCACCACCAAAGTGACCTGCCATCTTAGAAGCTTGTCCTTGGTTTGAGGTTGCATTTCCGTATGAGCCTAGTTCTTCAGCCAAAGCATTCAGAAGTGTGTTTTCGTCGACTTCAACGAACATGTCTTTAGAAGCCTTTCCACCACCGAAGTGCTTTGCCATAGCTTTTGCTTCGCCTTCAGCCAAACGTCTGCGACGTCGTGCACGGGCGATTCGAGCTTTACGTGATTCATTTACTTTTCTAGAAGGTCTACGAGAAGTAGTACGACGACGACGTGAAACACCAAGTGCACGACGCAACATTGCTTCGTTTACTTCGACAACTTCGTCATCTTCTGAACATTCATCTTCGTCTTGCTCATCTGATTCTCTCATAGTCTCATAAGTTTCATCGCCCATTTCGTCAGATTCTTCAAGTTCATCTTCATCATCGTCTTCATCGTCGAAGTCAAGATCTTCATCATCTTCCATATCGAGTTCTTCGCCACCAGCCGCAGAAAGCGTGCCGGCCTCTAGGCCAAGAGCATCTTCAAGAGCACTAGCATCTACTTCGATAGTATCGCCACCCTCTTCGGCTCCCTCATCATCGAACTCCATATCGTCGAATTCCATTTCTTCGCCAGCTTCTCCGTCTTTGCCTTCGAACAACCAGCTGTTTTTACGTCTTCTCATAGTTTTACTCTCCTTTAAGATAACTGATAAGTTGTTTGCCAGTCGTTTGTTCTGGCGGTTTTCTGTAATTATAAGAGCCTTACGCAAAATATTTAGCTCTTTACGAATTTTTTGTCGTTGTTTTCGAGTTTTTGCTTCACTCAACGCCTTAACTAAACGAATAGCACGATGTCTTAGGAGGTGGTTTCTCTTTCCTTCGACAGTGATATTCACGTGGACAGATTTGTTCTGTCTTTCGTCTTCGTATTCTTCGATTCCTGATTCTTCTTCATCAGGAATAACTTCTATTGAAGCCAATCCGTCTGAATCGACATCCAATGGTGCCGGTGCAAGATCCATCTCTTCAGGTCCAATGTCTTCTATTTCTTCAGAATCCTCATCGAACATATCCATTGCATCGGGAGAGTCAACTAATCCTCCCTCCAGATCATCGGAAAAAAGATCTTCGTCGCCTTCAGCTATTTGCCTTTCGATCAATTGTCTGAGCTTTGGAGTAACGGCCTCGATAATACGATTTTTGGCGTTTTGTTCCGCAGTCTCTCTCAATTTACGGGCATCGGCTATGGCGTCTTTGTATAAACTACTCATCTACGGTACTCCCCTTCGTTAAATATAATAAACTTAAACTTCACTTGTTAATTATCGGCTTACTTTACGATTATTCCGTCTTTTTCCTAGGTATCGCTTCTTTCTTGCCTTCATTCCTCGAGTTTGTGGATAACTTTTATCTTTAATCTCGCGGAGGATGCCAGATAATTTCCACTTTTTCAAGAATTTTTTAATTAATATATTGTTTTGTTCTTCTTCAGATTTCTTTCCCGCTAACTTCGGGTTTCTCTTGACAGAAAAATTACAGCCTTTACTCATAGTTTCCTCAACAAAATTAGGCGTATGCATTCTCGAAGCGCATCTTCTTCGTCAGATGCAACATCTTCTAGAGTGTAATTATACTCGATTTCAGAATCTGTATCAATTTCTTTGTAGACGGGATTACTCCATCCCCAACGATCACCAGTGTCAATGGTCGCAGACATCGTACTTCCATCAGCTCTTGCAGTTCCTGCTCTTGTCCCTCCCACAGTCGATTGACCACGATTTTTGTACATTGACGGAAAAGGAACCATCGAGTCACTGGCGAATGATTCGCCGATGTGCGAAGGACCAGATAGAGTCGTGTTAGATCCCGCAAAAGAAAAAGGATCGTAATGTCCGCCGCCTGGATCGTAATCCTGAGGGCCTGACATGCGATCCCACATTTCTTCTTCTTCATCTTCAGACATGAAAGTCTCTAGATCATCGAGTTCTTCGTCCTGATCTCTGTATGGATAGGAATCATTTCCCAACATTTTCTCTACATGATAAATAGGATCGAGGCGACCGTATCCCAGGTCGCCTCTGCCGTCACCATGTGATGCTGGAAAATTACCACCACCTATAGAAACCTTTGATGGTGGATTCACGTCTAGCTCGATCGATTAGAAGGTAAGTCACCAATCTTCTGACCAGAGATAGCCGCCGAAGAAGCTGCTGGAGAGAGTTGTGAACCAACACCGTTACCCCAGTTATCAGCAGGTGTCTGACCGTATCCTTCAGGAGCTTCAGGAATAGATCCTGGGTTGTTCACTCCGTCGGTAGGCGATGCAGGATTTGGTACCCATGCAGAAGCAGGTAAACCAGCACCACCTGTTTCTACATCACCATACTCTGGAGCGTCAGTGTAATCTCTATTAATAGAGCCGAAAGTATGCCCCATGTCGTTCACTTCGCCATCTAGAAGAAGTGCTTGACCAAGAGCTTTTACAGCATCCTTATCGTAATCGTTATGGTATGGGGCTGAACCAAACATTGATTTCAGCGCCGCTCTGTTCGCCTTAGAACCACTTGCGGTTTGGTTCTCGTCTGGCTCAACAGTAATTTGTGAATGAGTAGGCATCTACGTTCTCCTTATTTAAGTTTGCGAAGGATTTTTTTCTTCGCAAGGTTTTTGTTTCTACGAACTTTACGTGCTTCTCTAACTAATTTTCTATACTGTCGACGCATACGAGCTTCTTTGATTTTCATCGCTTTGTACATGTCCAAGTCTTGCTCGAGTGTATCTGCAAATCCGTCAGCATCGACTTCTTCTGCTTCTACTTTAGACACATCTTCGAGTTCACCACTAAGTTTAGCGGCTTCTTTCATTACAAATCTTCTGAGTGCTGCCGGAGTCATTTTTCTTGCGACAGGTTTACGAGTTTTTCGTGTATTTCTTCTCATGGAAATCTCCTCTAAATAATTGAACAATTCTAATTATAGTGTACGAAGAAAATAATTCTATTATTCTGATTCTCCGAATGCGATTGCAGCCCAGTTTCCTGCACCTTCAAAGATGTCACTCATATCTTCGACATTGTTGACAACTTGTGCTGCGTTGTCAGCAGGGACTCTTCTGCCTTCTCCCTTCGTTTGTTCTTGCAAAGTGGTTTTTGCGGTGTCTGCGAATATTGATGCCATCATTGGATCATCTGTCAGTTCATTTACAGCTGAATCTACATATTCATTGCGAACATATTTTTCCCTAATAGGCTTCTGACTGTGTGTAGATCTTTTTACTGCTGCAGCAAGATCCCGATTTGGAGAAGGCCGGGGTGCACGCCTTTTTGGTTGACGTGCCTCCCGGATCGGCTCTTCGTCGTACCCTGGCTCAGAATCGATGCCTTCAAATAATATCTCTAACAAGCATTCTTTAACTATTTCTTTAAGAACTGAACGTTTAACTTTAGCCATAACTTAACCTTCCTATGGTATTGGTGCTACTGCGTCATTTTCTACGAGGACTGTAGCGGCAGTCTCTATTCCAACGTTGGAACCATCACTAGTTTCTACAGTGAATTGAGATGATGGAACACCTGTGAGACCGGCGATGACCTCTATATGTTCGACTGCATTCACATCATCTAGTCGAAAATATAATTTGCTAGCTTTCATTTCCAAACGAACACCATCTACGAATGCTAAGTCTACAAAAGAAGACGCTCCAGAAGCAACGCCCGTTTCGGACATTCCTACGAAAACCTTGTCATTAGGTATTTTCGAATTTCCAGAGTGTGCAGTCATCATAATCCACCGGGAAACGTATGGAAACTCAATAGATATAATATCACCATCGTCCAAAGCGATATCCGTCGAGGTGTCATCAGCATCTGGGTAACTCGTATTATTGATGGCTATCGTTTGAAAAAACGGATAACCACTCGATTGGTATTCTGCAGTGTTGCCTACATGTGTGTAAGGATGATTCATAGTACCTGCAGCTGTTGCATTTGACCCAAATGCACCATTTGGATTTCTGTCTCTATCGTAATAACCTGCCATTATTCTTTCCTCCACGACATAATGTCATTGAATATTCTATCGACTCTATCACTTTTCGTAAAATGACGATTGAGATCGTTTTCATTTATTTCTTTACCCTCTTTCATCATGAAAGCACCGGGAGTGCTTGGCTCTGTTACAAAGTCCCAACAGATAAGTTGAAAATCGTCTTGTACGACTTGGTAGTCGCCTTCTTTGCGAGTGCTCCCAACACCACGTGATGATATACCAAGAGTTACGCCAGAATCGACTAGAGACTTAAGGATTTTCCCAGAAGGCGTATCCAAAATCTCGACTGACCCGTAACAGATGTCACCTTGCATATAAGCTTCTCTCACAATGTGAGATGCGTTCTTCAATTCTACAACAGATGAATCAGGATGATCGAGTTCACCAAGAGCTCTATTTTCTGCAATAAACTTTTGGTAGTTTCTGACTTCACGTTCTAGAATGTCTATTGGATACACTCGGCCGTTCTGATTAAGTGTGTTCGCTTTTTGTAAGATCCCACGCATGATATAACGACCACCATTCGAAGATGCTTCTGTGATTGTCTTCTCTTTATCGTATTCCCACGCTGACCATTCAGTAATTAATTTGAGTCTACTCATTTATTTTCTCCGCAACTCTTCTGATAGGTCGCACAACGTTAGAAAACGTGTCATCGTTTGATCATCAAGAGTATTTATGTCCAAGGATTGTATATCCTCCTTGACTTCGTTAATTTTGTTTGAAACGTGATTATTGTCACATTCAGTTTGGTAATCTACAAGATCACGAAGAACTGTTTCTTTAATTCTTTTAAGCATGTTTCTAAATCCTTTAGTGTCTCCGCTTTCAGCGAATACATACTGCTTGATTAGAACTTGCTGAACGTCTGTCAATTGTTTTCCGTATTTGTCATTGAATTTTTCAGTCATGACTTTTACGACAAGATTATCAACTTCTTTGTCATGCTCTTTTAAGATCGATCCTGTTTGTTTAGGTGACGTCAAGATCGAATGTACTTTGGATTCATATAGAGTGACCCGATTGAAATCGGCTTTGTTCCATAGTCTCCAGTCATTGAGAAGAGTTTGAACTGTTGCAAAGTCTTTGTAGCTTTTTACGGGCTGTGCGTAGAATCCTTTACCAAAGGAGTGATTAATCTCCTTGATTAGTCTAGATTTTTCACGCTCCAAACGCTGCACATTATGCGCTCTTGCAGCTTTCTTTGCTTCGTCTAAGATTTTGGTGGCTAAAGAACCATCTTTAATCTCTGGTTCTACGATAGCTTTGAATAATCGGTGTTCTCGATATATTTCAGTGCCCTCTTTGTAGAACCGCTTGATAAGCGTTTGTGCTCGTTTTGTCAATACTGGTTTATTTTCTACGATACCTTTCGCTGCTGTTGCTAGCAACTGTTCGTAGATAATCCCGACATTTCGTTTTTTGTTGTGGGATCTAGTTGTCATCGTCATTCTCCAATTCAAAGTCTAGATCGAATGATTCTTCGATCAGTGTTTCATAATTTTGTGCTTCTGTCATTAACTTACGTATGCCTAACTTCGAGTTCATTTTCTCTAACATTCTTTGTGTGTCATAGGAAAGGGATGGTCTAATAGTTTCGGGTATTGGATCCTTGATCCCACTGTCCATTCCAGCGATCACATCGGCTAATCTTTGAGGCGATTCCAATTGTGTACGTTTGCCCCAATTTCTGATCCAACTTGAATCGTAAGGATCGTTCATTGTATCCTGAGGCCTGGAACCTCCAACCATTGCGTTGAAGTTCGGCATGTGAAGATCTTGCGCACCGAACTTAACCGATCTGTCACGCTTGGTTTCTATGTCATTGCCGAATACACCTTTCGCAGATTGGCTCGCTTTTATTTCGCCATCACCAATGTGTTGGGATATTCTTTCCAAATCTAGGTATTCTTCATCTTCTGCAGAATCTTCGTCAAATTCGTCAGTTTCACCGAGTGTAGGAGTGATCTTAATGTCAGAAGTTCCATCCACGAGACTTCCAGTTCGGATATCAGCATCGAACATGCCACCCCCTGCATCTCCACCATCATCACCGTCGCCACCTGCGCCGGCATTTTCGACTTCCATTCCTTCGAGCTTCTCTCGTATAAGATCACTGTGTATTTGCTCTATAGTTTCTTTATTAAATCCGAATATGTTCTGGTATACCCAGGTTTTCGATACCATTCCTTCAGGAGCAGAACCAGCTATGCTAAACTTTTGTTCGATAAGAGAGAGCTTCTGTTGTTGTGCAAGTGACGATGGGTTAGACAAAGATAAAGAAAAATCAAGAAGATCTTCACCATCGAATCCGTGAGCGTATAGATGAATCATTGCAAGTTTATTAAGTTCTGCAATGATTGTTTTTTGAATACGCGCTATCGATCGAGAGAATCGTATATCTTCTTGAGCCAATGTTGCCTTCGATCCTACTTCTTCATCGTATCCTAGATACGCTTTCGGTATCTTGAGAGCGGCAAAAAGTTTCTTCTGTATGTATTCAACATCCTCGATGGCTGACGTATTTTGGCCTCCGGACAATGAATCGATTCGAGTGCCAGAGTCACCACCTCTTACGGGGATGAAATAATCTTCATCAACAGCCATCGGATTATACCTGAGATCAACGTTACCAGAACCGTTAGCAACTTTATTCACTTTCAAAGAGTTCTTTGCTTGCTCTACGTAATTCGCAACATCTTCAGGAGGTACGTTACCTACATCAATATAGAAAACCCTTCTTTCAGGTGATCGAATAACACGATACACCATCATTGCATCTTCGATAAGAATCAGTTGGCGCCATATCCTACGTGCAGCTTCGAGAACTGAAGATCCATACGGGAGGAATGCGTCATTACCGAGCAATCTAAAATGAGAGATTTGCCAATTTTCTAGGATAGTATTCCCTTGCGAGATCCATCTAAACCTGACTGCACTCGGATCGTTTGCATCGTAACCTTCTTCTCTTTCGATCTCGGTGATGGGAATAGGGTATGCGTTGATAACGCCATACTCTGGAGACACATCATTGAACAAGAAGAAGTCACCATACTTGCAAAGATTACGGGTCCACATCACCATATTAAAGTTCACATTTAAAGTGTCGTAGAATAACGTCTCTAGTAATTCTTTTACTTTTCTGTTGTTTGAATAGATGTGTAGGACTCGTCCTTCTGCGTCTTGGGAGCAGCTTTCTTCTGCGTAGATGTCCAAGGCGCTAGCAATCTCGGGTGTAGATTCCATTTCAGAAAAATCACTATACCGAGCCATGCGGTCAAAAGTGCCATAAGCAGAAAGAGTGCTATTGTACACGTCTGAATGAGCTTTCTTAAAAAGCTCCACAGCAGAAGAGGCATTCTTTTCAGCTTTTGTATAATTCTTGACCTTGCGTTTGACGCTTGGTCCGGATCGAAACAGCTTCGTAAGTCGCTGAAACAAGTTGTCTGGGGTTTTTCTTTCTGCCATTCGTTCATACCTTCCTTAACTAACCAATAAATATACGTTAGTTTTTATTTCAACCAGTCAAAACTACCATAAGGGTTCTTAGAAGCGGGAAAAGTGACACTCTTACGATGATGTTGTATCTTTTGTCCGTTTTGATCCAATACAGTATCTTCTACCTGGGTTGAGTTCACTGCAAACGCAGCGAGCATTGCTTTGTTTAAGTCTGTTCCTGACTTAGATAATTGAGGCGAGGTATCATAGAGCCAAACACCAATCGCAAGAGCCATGATAAGGTCGTCGTTTTGACCTCTCATCGCCTGTGCCTTTCCATTCTTCCATACGAAGGTTTTGAGCTCTTCATATAACCGACTGGAACGAATCTTTACTTGCTTAGTTCTCAACACTTCTTCCAATTTCGTCAGTATTTGTGCACGGGTTTTAGAATTAGTCTGAAACCCAATTTTGGCAATGTCGTGATTGCCGTATAAATAATTATATCTGTCTTTCTCGTTTTGGAAATATAAATTTCTATAATCTAATTCGCTTAGTTTCATAATTACAGCGTAACCATACGAATTATTTTCTGGACATATCAATGCGTCGTTATATCTCTTTCCGGCTTCTGCTAATAGCTGTGCGAATCTATCTGGTGGCAACTTGCCTTGGTATTCTGCTACGATACAAGAGGCTTCGGTATCGATTACGTGGAAAGTGGAATAGTCTGTCGCATCACCTCTCGAAACATCTGCGGAGATCACGTACTTCTTCTCTTTCAGAGGATAATCCCAAGCCCAAACACCCATGTCAGGGCCCCAACGATCAATAGGTGTACGTATCCATTCTCGGATATATTCGATGTCTTCTACTCGAAGAAACGTTTCACCCGATGCAGCAAAGTCACATAATAATTCTTGCGCGATTTGTTTCTGCGACATGTTCTTAGTTTCTGCTTCAAACCATGCGTCATCTCGGTCTGGATGAACTTCCCATGGAAGCTTGATAGGATTGAAAATATTTTCGCCCTTTTCAGCATACACCCAAAGATCATAATATTGTCCACCCACTCCATTGGGTGTGGAAAGCACGATGGCTTCACCACCAGTAGACAATGTGGGATATAACCCTGTCCACAACGTGTCGAAGTTTCTTACGAATGCAGCCTCATCTACAATCAGAAGTGACAAAGCTTCTGAACGACCTGCATCTTCTGATGTAGGAATCGCTTTAATTTGAGACCCATTATTAAACTCGAGTGCCTGCGAATTATTCTTCACAATCTGTGGTAGAATAAGCCACTTCGGGCATGACGCTAATAAAAACTTACATTTTCGAATAAAGTTCTGAGCCACCGCTAATTTTGTAGCGATGACTAGAACGTTCTTGTCTTTATGAAACAATACCATCCACATTGCGTAAGCAGCAGTAATAGTGGACAGACCAAGCTGTCTAGACTTAAGAACGATGTTGAACCTGTTCTGCCTGAAGTCATTGACACAGCGATCTTGGAAATCATAAGTCTTAAAGGGAATCGAGCCTTGCGTTGGATGTTGGATCTTCACATACTTGTTGAAGAAATGAATAGGATCCTTTCCACATTTGATGATCTCTTTGATCTGCGCTTGCTTGTTGTTTCGTATTGATGCCATTATTCTACGTGATACTGGATAGTTCTGTAGTATTTACCACGAAGAAGTGAAGGATTGAAAGAAAAGATGTCTAGATGAGATTCGAAGAGTGGCTGTTGACCCTTTCTTTCGCTCTTGAACTCTTTAATCTTAAGAGCACGACCAGCAACATCTTTAAAGTCTGTTTTGAGCTGTTTTACTGCTTCATTGATCGCTTTGATCGATATATCGTCATGTTTCTGTTGTTCGGTTTGAACACCCTCAACAGGATTCACGTTGACTATTGTTTCGTATCGAATTTCTAGCGTGTGTCCTTCGTCACAATGATTAATCAATTTATACGCAATGGCATGCCCAGCATCTCTGATAGCTGTACGGCCAAAAGAAGTGTCGATTAGACCACCTAGTACTCGTAATTCATGAATATCTAACATAAGTTATCTCCTATTTTGTATTTAATTATCTGGTCTCCAACCATTTTCCCACTTTTCTCTGTTGGGATAACGAAACTTTACATCACAGACTTCGCAGCACCCGTATTTCTTAAAGTTAATAACATCTTTTATATCTGAAAATGCTTTGTTACAGATTGGACAATCCTTTGGGTCTGGTTCGTATCCTTCGGGCACTATCACTATTGGTTTATTCATATTTCACCTTGGAATCCATTCCTTCTCTAGTGATAACAATAACGTCATCCACGGAATCTTTTACTACTTCTACGTGTGATATAACGAGAATCAGTCTATAGTATCTCTTGAGACGATGGAGAAGGCCTACAACCGCCTCTATATTTTGTGGGTCGAGTGCACCAAAACCTTCGTCTACTACGAACATGTCAGACTTACTTAGGGATGACACATTCGACATTGCCACACGGAGTGCCATAGACGATACCATCTTTTCCATACCAGATCCGCACTCAACAGGCCTACGAGTGTCACCGTAATTGATAAAGATGTCAGTGTTCCTTTCATCTACTTCTAACTCAATCGTAAAGCCTGTGACATCTGATAGGATTTTCGCAAGTTCAGCATTGATCGCTGGCAATTGTTTTGCCATCACTTGCGTAGGTATACCTTTCCATGACGTGGCTCTTTGTAAGAAGTCATAAACTTTATATTCCATCTGAAGTCTATCGTATTCGAGCTGATCTTTCTTCAATTGTTCGATGTCTGCGGTGTATTTGCCAACCTTTTGAATATTCGACATGTACGATGAATCTTTGGAATGTATCTGAGTACTCACGTTCTCGATTAATCGCTGAAGACGTTTCAATTCGTCACTTTTATCAGCATTCAATTTTAATTTAAGAACAGATATATGTTCGTTTAACTCCTCAATGTCCTTAACAAGCCGATTGATGCGTAGATTCGTAGCTTCTATCGATGATTCAAGTCTGGCGTGGGTGATCTTATCTTCAGCTTCTTGTCTTAACATAGATTCGTATTTAGCGATTCTATTTCGAAGACCTTCACCTTGTAAATCCTCTATGTTTTCCTTCATCTTGGCGACTTCTTCACGTAGTTCTGTGACTAGTACCCTCTGTTCGTTCATCAGAGTTTTATTTCTGTGTGATTCAGCTATAAACTTGCACGTTGGAAACGAATCACCACAAGGCACTTCCTTTAATAACGACACAGAATGCTTTTGTCCTTTTAAGATACGATTTTCTTTATCTAGCAAGTTCTTCTGTTTCATCAATGATCGATTTAGATCTTCGAGATTCTCGAGTCTTCTGCGAAAACCTTCGATAGGGAAGGTTGCTTTGATATTATCGTATTTTCCGAACTTAACTTCCAAAGATTCAATCTCGTCTTTGGTTGTTTCGATGGAGTTACGCAATTTACGAAGTTGAGATTGCTTTGTCTGTAAATTAGATTCAGCTCTATGTAGGACAGAAGGATCGACAAAATCACCATCTGATTCGTTGTTCGCTTGTTGCTGAAGAATCACCAATCTTTCTTTAAGTTGGTCTGTTTCCATTTTAAGTTCTACGTTGGTTTCGTGTAACTGGCCGATTTTTTGTTTCTTACTTCGGATTTCTGCAACCCAATCTTTTTCTTGCATTCTTCGTAGGATACCTTTGATGCCTTCGCCTTCTTTACGGATATGCTTATTAATCTCTTCGAAAACATCAAGACCCATAAATGTCGATAGAAGCTTCTTTCTATCAGTACTTCCTTTATTGATGAAAGCATTCATCTGTCCTTGCGCAGCAAAAGAAGTCATCATAAACTCGTCGGGTGTCCCGATAAGATCTCTTAGTTCTTTTTCTGTTTCTCTTCTCTGTTCTCCACTAAGGTCACGTAGGATGCATCCATCTTCGTCTACTTCGAACAAGTTGAGATATGTCTGTGCACCGTCTGTACCATTTCGTCTAGATGTGTATCGTACAGATTGTCGCTCTAAACGATATAATTTGGAGTTTACAGAGAATGTAAGATCTGCATTCCCTTCTTTCTTGCGATAATTCACAACATGTGCATTTGAAGTGAGGCCTCTATCGTTGGAATTGTACAATGCGTACATTACGGTACCCGGAATAGATGACTTTCCACAACGATTTTGGCCAAAGAGACCTACAACACCTGATAACTTACCAAAGTCTATCGTATTGTCGTGGCCATAACCGAACATATTGTCGAAGTTCATCTTGCGGAGAGACCATTTCTTTGCCGCGGGAATCGAATAATCGAGCTCTTTGATGGTTTTGTCCATAATTTCGTCGCATTCGATCCAAAACTCTTCATCAAAACCCTCGTCAGAACCATATTCTCTAATCAGTTCCTTGTGAGTTTCATTATTCGAAAGATCAAGCACTTCGAGTTTTTCGATCTGTTCTTCTTCTGCTAATTGTTTCTTTGGCACTAATTTGAAAACAACTTCGTGAGCATCATACTCTCTACGTAGAACAGTGGACACTTTTCTTTGAGTCTTTGGATCAAGTTGTTCATTGGCTCGAATTCTATAACGAGCACCACTTGGCCAAGCTTTAGTACACTCTGTGATGGTTGACACAATGTTTCCTTGCCAATCGACTGTCACGAAAGGATTTTCGTGTGCAACTGGATGAAACTCTACTTTCCAATCGCCTGGATCGTTGATGTGCCAACACAAGAAACCCTTGCCGGGTGTTTCACCGTAGTTCTGTTGTATTGTGGAACCCGGGTAGTGAATACGACCATCACGGTCCATCTGTTGGCGTTTGTGAATGTCACCCAACATCGTAAATGTGAACTCACGGAACCTCGACATTTTCGTCTCACCTTCGAGCATAAAGTCACCGTCGGTGTGAGAACCCCAAACTGAACCGTGATACAGCGCTATAGAGATAGGTCTGGTGCCGCTGGGTCTCAGATTATCGAATCCAGCGGTATCAAAAGGACAGTATACACACCATTCGACATCTGGTAGGTGAGGATCTGGATAAACTCCTGTTCCTTTGTATAGGTACAATCGTGGTAGATTAAGCATATTCACGATGGGCGAGATAGCATCTTGTCGGTCTGTATTCAAAACGAGTCCATCATGGTTACCTAACATTACGTGGACAGGACAGATCTTATGCATCTCTGTGAACCACCATGCAAGTGAATCGATTAATTCGGGTGAAATACCTTGTGTCTTCGAATGAACGATGTCTCCTGCGATAACGATTGCATCAGGATTGATTTCTCTACATTGTGAGAACATGTCTTCAAATGAGCGTCGGTATTCCTCATGGCGTTGTAATCCACGCCAATGAACGTCAGCTATATGTACTATCTTCATAGGTCTTCTCCGGTTAGATAGATACATTATACTCACTTATCTCGCAGTTTACATTCTTAGATAATTTTGATAATGCTGAGTCATTTGTGGCGTTGCATATTTTTGCAACTTGGGATAAACTGCTTCATAGAATTTATCAACTTGCATCGTTTTGGCTGTCTTGCTCCCGTAGGGTACAAGAACTTTCATGCATTCAACAATTTCATCGTGCCAAAGTGACAATTCTTCTAGAAGAACTGGTGCTGGCATGCCGTCTTTCGAATGTTTGTAATTTTTGAAAGGGAAATAAACTTCAGCCATCGGTTGTGCCCATGTCGCTCTCATTGCTCCTTTGCGGATGCGCATCGAAAGATAGATTCCTGCAGGCATATCGGATGACAATGCTTCTGGAAAAATAGCGAGCCTTAAATCATTATTCTTTCTCTTCGACCACGTATAACCCCAAGAACCGTATCTAACTACAGCTCCTTCGCTTTCATATGAAGGTGAAAATTCACCCATATAATTCTCAGTCATCCAACCTTTCTGTGAAGGTATCTGCGGGAATAGCCAATCTCTTTGACATTGGAAAAACCAAGCGTTCCATTTACTCCATGCTTGTTCGTATCCAGGTGACCCGTATGTCACGTAAGGTGGTTCTTTCGGTATATTTGTATTTTCTAAGAGTATCATTCTCACCATCTGCCTGAGTGCTTTCATTATACATCCTGCGTCATTGTTTGGCGTCCTGGGAGTGCATCGGTCAATGCTGCTTCTACATCTTCGATTGCTTCGTCACCTTTCGCGACTTTAGAAAAGTACGCTGCGGCTTTTTGAATACGATCACCAAAAGCTTCGAGACCTTCGATACCGGCATTGATTCTTGCGATAATTTGCGCAAACGTTCCAACCCGATTCACTGGTGTCGAGGAGAAAGAATAGTACATCTGTGCATCTTGTGGTACACCAGCGACTCTTGCGTATGCTCCAGGGATGGTATATTCTATCTTAAAGTATACTCGACCTTTTGCTCGAGGAGCGAACCTGAACGTCTTACCAGACTTTTGAGTAGGATCTGGCTCAGTTTTCACAGAAGTGAACACACTAAGTTTCATTCCATTCTGAAATGTCTTTCTCCACACGATCTCTTCGCCATCTGACAATTGTCTAATCGGTTTTGTTCTAAAACCTTGTTGGGCTTTTGTCATGTTCTTGTAGAGATCTTGAGCTAACAACTGACGGTGTTTGTCGTTTCTACCATCATATTTGCCCTGGTTGGTTTGAATCTGATTGGGAACCCACTTCCTATCTTTTCTACCTTTTCTAGATCTTCTGGCTTCTTGCAGAATGTTTCGTATCACACGCCTTAATTCGTTTATTGTTTTCATGAATGTCTCCAACTATTACAGGAGTAATTATACTAAAGATCTTGAATCATATTCAATAACTTCGTATTGGACGTATATTGATACTTGACCTGCATTTTGTTGTATACTTCTTCTGGATTCATATCGCCCCAATCGTAGCCATCGTCAGGTGGAGGGACCCAATACACTTCCTTATCGTATGACATCAGAAGTGAGGCTATCTTATCTTGTTTCGATCGAGCATCAATGTCCATCGCTAGCACGATCTTTTCGGGATATGTTATCAATTTACGAAAAAGTGCACTATTCTCGCTAAGTGTACTCCCGAGTAAACATGTCGCATTTAGTAAACTACACTTGATAAGATCGAATGGTCCTTCGACTAATACGATTTCTTCTTGGCTCCAGTCAAGATCCAGCTCACCCACTATGAACTGTGTCTTTGGCACTTTTGCGTTGATGTATCGATAGTCTGGATTATCGTCTACTCTACGAGCAGTCCAATAGTTTAGATTACCTTCCTCATCGAAGGAAGGTAGTATCATGCGTCTTCTAAGTGCGACAGAATAACCCACACGGAATCTCCACAGATCAGTGTCAGATAACCCACGTGTGTGAGAGTACCTACGTATTCTTTTCGCATCTGGATCGTGGAGATTTGTCATAACAAGCTTGAAGTCTTTTGGAAGTTCGCATTTAACGAAGTCTTCTTGGTGTTCTGCAAACTTGACTTGGCCAAATTGGTTTTGATAAGAGCTTGCAAGTTGTGGTCTCACCTTGCGGATAAGGCGTGCTACTGATCTCCCTTTAAGATCACATACCCAACAGTGATACAAGTCATTGTCTAGCCTGATGCATAACTTAATCTTATCTGGCCGAGACTTATCGCCACACTTGGGACACATGACTTTAAATTCACGGCCACTAGAAGTGATTTGGTGTCTCGGCCAGACTCTACTTAGAAATTTGATTTTAGATTCGTACATAAACTTATTATAATGTACGAATCTAAAGTTTACAATTACACAGAAAAGCCAGCTGCATGCAGGTTAGATAGGACTTGTTGGGCTTTGGAGTAATACTTTCCACCTCGATCTTCTCGGAATATATATTCCACAATATCAAGAACCATTT